CGTTCATTGTTCGTCTTGTGACTACCATGGCACCCGCTTCTGAACTCTCACCCGCCGCGCAGGCAGTGCTGAACGCCGTGACGCTTAAGCGCTACGACGTGCCGTATTACGCCTGTCCGAAGTCGATCGACCAGATCAAATCCGATGTCGCCGCCGCTTTGCGAGCTGCTGCAGATCAGGTTTTGCCGGGATCTCCGGCCATGATTCCGAGCCTGTTGATGGTGCGCTATCGCCTCCTCGCCATCGCCACTGAACTAGAAAGCAATGACTGAACTCTCACCACAAGCGCAGGCGGTAAAAGATGCCGTGCTTGCCCTTTACTCTGACGAAAAAGTCCACAAGTTTGGATGGCAGCTTGATGCGCCCACAGTCGCCTCCGCTCTACGGGCTGTTGCAGATCAGGTGGTGCCGACAGAAATGGATCTGCCTCCCATTGCGCCTGATCTTGGGCACTTTCGACAACACGAGCGACGGCTAACCCGCCAGCGTCTCCTTGCCATCGCCGACGAGCTGGAGGCCGGCCAATGACCGACATGCGCGCGAGAATCAGCCAGCTGATCACCGACAGCGGGACCTACCGCCAGGGGCAGCAGGATGAGCGCCAGCGCATCCGCCAGCTGATTGACATCCGCATCGACCAGCTGTGCAGCACCGTTGGGATCCGCAACCGCCAGCAGCTCTGCGCTGAGCTGCTCCGCATCCGTCAATACCTTGAACCATGACCACCATCCAGCTCGAACAGCAACGCGCCGACATGATGGACGCGCTCTATGAAAGCAGCGGCCGCACCTGCGGCACCTACACCGGCCTGTGGCAGGAGTTCTGCGGCGACATCGCCGCCAACTTCCGCGACACGAGCTACCCCGAGCTGCTCGCCCGCGTGGTGCGCGCTATGGATGCCACCGAGTCGGTCATGACGCAAAAGCAGGCGCAGCAGGCGATCGAGATCTGCCGCCAGCAGCTGCTGGGAGACAAGTGGCGATGAGCCGGCCATTCAAGGCTGGCGAGGAGAACATCGCCGCGATCCTCACGCCGGAGCTGGTGCGCAAGCTGCGCCGGCTCCGCACCGAGGGGTGGAGCTACCGCCAGCTGGCGGCTGAGTTCGATGTGGACGAGAAACACGCATGGCGCATCTGCAAACGCATTGCATGGGGATGGCTCGATGACTGACCAGATCAACCCGGACCACTACAAGCGCGGCCCGGTCGAGGCCATCGATGTGATCGAGGCCGCCATCACCGACGCGCCGCACATGGTGCCCGCCTACCTGCACGGCCAGGCGCTGAAGTATCTGCTGCGCATCTGGTGCAAGGGCAATGCCCTGCAGGATGCCCGCAAGTGCCGGTGGTATCTCGATCGATTGATCGCCAAACTGGAGGGATGATGCGCCAACTGCCTGGTTTGAACATGCTTGAGCGCATTGCGCTCCGCATCCTGTCGCGCAGCCGCAACACCGGCCTGGTAGTAGTCAAGCCCTATGGCTATGGCTGCATCTATGTGGCATCAGACGCCACTGACCCGGTGGCTGCCTATGTGACCGATGGGCCAGACGAGCCGGATTCCATGGTCCTTGAACGCATCTATCACCAGCCTGCTGCTGGGGAACTGGAATGATCAGCCTGCACGGCGGCCGTCTACTGCTGCTGTGCAGCCGATCCGACAAGACATGGCACGCGCGCGTGGTGCTTGGCCCAAAGCCTGAGCATCAGATCGAGATGGATACCGGCACCGTGCAGCTGCAGGCCGCACTGATCAAAGCGCAACACATCTACCAAGCTGCGCGCGCCCGGTTGCGTCCTGCCGGTGAGCCGCTGATGTGCTGGGATTGCCAGCATTGGCAGATGCGCCATCAGCGCTGCGGGCTGGAGTTGCCAGAATCAAAGAGAAGCGGCGGCCGTTATGCGGCCAGGTGTGAGCTGTATGTTCGGCCCGGAAGTCATCAGCCGCACTGACCGAGACGGCGGCTGCATCGAGACGCTCATGCCCGTGCATGGTGAGGTGTACTACCGCAGCTGCGTTGGTGGCACATGCCGCTACTCGAGCGACCTGTGGCAGGCCGAGCTCTACCTCGACCACCTGCTCGCTCACTGATGCTGCGCGACGTGCTGGTGCTGGTGCTGGAGTATTGGGCGACGTGCCTGATCGCGCTGTGGGTGTGCAGCCGGATCCTGCCGTGATTGTGTTGACCGGTGGCTGGTCCTCACGCGGTGCCAGCCTGGTGCCCGCAGCCGGCCTCTACGGGATCGACTAGACGCCTCAAAAAGGTGTCTAAGCCGCCAGATTAGCGCCATCGGTAATCCACTGCACGATCGCCCACTCGCCTAGTGATGACCAGAACGGCTGCGCGCGGTACCAGTCCACCCATGGCTTGTGCCCCTTGCTCGAGTTGCAACTAAGGCAACAGGCAACCATATTGCTGCGCACCGTAAGCCCGCCGTGCACCTTGGGCACCACGTGATCAAGCGTTGGGCTGCGTCCTAGATCATCGCCGCAATATGCGCAGCGGTAGCTCCATGCCAGAAGAATCTGATCACGCGCTGATCGCCGTGTGACCAGTCTCGTGCCATCAATGTGGTGTCGATCCACAGAGATCCTCAGGCACCGGCACGCAGTTCACTTCGATATCGATGATGTCTTCATCGGATCGGACATGCTCAGCGATTTGACTGTAGACATCACCAGGTATGTCATCGGCTGGCGTGTCTGATCGGATGAAGATCTTGGCGGAAACCTCTAGGTAGTAACCGGGCATGGGCTGGCCGCCATTTGGCATACGGTAGCTGTCGCAACCGAGTCTCACGGGATTAAAGATTTGATCCGGGATTGCGCGGCATGATTCGCGCTACGGTCCCGCAATGCAATACATCCTCCGCATCGGCCCGTGGCACGTCGGGCCCTTCACGACTCACCAAGGCGCGCAGCACTGGGCCGAGCGCCACGGGTGCGACGACTTCACGATGATCCCGCTCGATGATCCGGCCGAGGCGCCCGGTAAGATCTATCGCCTGCGGATGGGCGATCTGGCGCATCCCATGAAAAAAGCGCCAGCTGCTTAAAAACGGCGCCCTGACCTCAGCTCTCCGATTGAACGCTAGCCCTTGGATGCAGTCACGCCAAGGTCTGCGTTATATCTTCCAGATTCCGCATAGCTGCGTTCCACGGTCCCGCTCACCAGCAGAAACTTCATCTGCCCAATCCGCAGCCCAGGCCAAATCGGCAGCGGATGCAGGCGCCGCTGATTGCGTAGTTCCATCGTGAGCCTGCTGCCGAACCACCCTGGATCCGCCCAGCCGGCTTCAGCATGATCCCATCCCTCGCGTGCGCGGCTCGACTTCAGGACAAACTGAGCGCCGACGTGATTTGGCAGGTTGAAGATCTCCTGCGTCTCAGCCAGGAAGAATTCACCGGGCTGGATCCAGAACGGATCGTCCTTGCTGTGGCCATGCAGCTGCACCTTCTGTAGCTCTGGTGTGCTGGCCACCTCCATCATGATCTGACCGCCGAGCGTCACGTCATAACTGGCTGGATTGAGCTGCTCCTCGTTGTATGGCTGCAGCATTGAATGCTGCTTGCACAGCCGGCGGATCTCGTGGTCAGGTACCAGCACAGGCGTTCAATAATCCCAGCGCACCTTAGGGCGGCCAGAGCGGATGCCCAGATGCACAAATCCTTTATATGCGCCATAGCCGAGCGAGAACGGCCAATGCTTATCGCACCAGTTCTGCACGACGTAAGTGTCCTCACCATCGATGTAGAAATCGACTGCGCCACATCCCGGCTGATACAGATGCTCGCTGTTGCTGGCACCACCAGCCTGCCGGTTGATCGCCTCAGGCCGATAGCCGGATGTGATCACGATTGGTCGCCCACCAAACTGCACGCGCACCCGCTCGAGGAATGCCGCCAACTCTGCTGCTGTATCCAGCTGATGCTGCGCAGTGAACCGCCTGGCCTCCTGATCCAGCGCGAACTCACCCAGCCTGATGTGCGGCGTGATCCGCGCACTGAACGGACTGTTGGGCCGTAGCTTTGCGGTCTCAGGTTCCGATATGGCCTGATGCTGTCCCCAGAGCTTGCCCTCAGCACGACGACGACGCAGCAGGCCAGCCTCCACGTTGGTGCCAGGGTTGCGGTAGAGCTCAAGCGCTGCGGGCACATCAGCCCAGTTGCGTTCGCGCAGACACCTGCTGATGGTCTCAAATCCAGCGGAACCGTAGAAGCCAGCGCCAAGGTTGTAGGCGAAGCTCACCAGCGCAGATCGCTGGTTGTCATCCATCACATTCCAGTGGGGGATGGTGCTGCGCAGCTTGTCGGTGATGCGATCGATCTCGAGGCGCAGCAGCATGTCGGCCTCGATCACGTTGATCTTGTCGCCGCGCTTCACGGGAGTGCCGTTGCTGTAGCGCGTGGTGCCATATCCGATCGTCCACGGCTCACCACCGCTGAGCGGGTCAGGGTATGCGCTGAGGTGGCAGCCCTCAAACTCCTTGATCAGTGCGATGGCTGCGGCCAGATCGGTTTGCTTGCCGTCTTGGCTCCAGGTTTGAAACCATTCCCGATCGCGCCGCATCACGGCGTCGTAGGCATTGGCGGCTAGGTCAGCCTCGAGCTGCTGGATTGCTGCAGCCTGATGCGGCTGGCCCTTGTAATACTTGAACAGTTGTTGCAGCGTGATGGGCGCGTCGTTCGCCATGGTTCAGCGTCGCTGCTTTGGGAACATGATGCGCAGCGCTTGGAAGAGAAGCTGCAGCCAGCTGTTGGATTTGAGCGGCGAAAGGGCGATCACCTCAGAACCTGCTGCTACGAGGATGGCGATCACCGCAATGGTGCTGGCATGATCCATGGCTAGCAGGATGGCGGACGTGCTTCCAACTTAGAGACGCGTTGTTCCACCGTCGATAGGCGGCCGAATGTTTCGCGGCGGTCTTCCTTGATGTCTTTATGGAGTACCTCAAGCTGGGTGGCGATGTGCTCTACGGCTGAGGTAAGCCTGATCACTGCCTCACGCGCTTCGTCTGACTTGCGACTGAACCCAGCAGCACCCATGGCTGCGACGGAAATA